ATCAGGTGGTCCTCGAGATTTAGCTGCTGGTCAGTTTGGCATTTTCAAAAATGATTATACCGTAGCTAATGCTGGTAATATTGCTGCTGCTCCATACTTCTATATTTCTCAAGGTAGAACAAATAGATTTATGCAAGCCACAAAAAGCAGTGATAAAATTAGTGCAGCAGGTATTGTTGAGTGGTATAAATCCACAGGTAGCTCTGCTGTAGCAACTACTCAAGCAACTACTACTACTGGTATTACTTCTGGAAGTGCTACTGTAACTTTAGCTGCTTCAAATAGTAATATTAAAGTAGGTCAAATTGTAACTGGTTTTGGCATTGCTGCTGATACAGTTGTATCTGCAATCTCTACAACTACTTTGACTTTGTCAAAAGTAGCTACTGCAAGTGCAGGTGGTACAGCTCGTACTTTAACTTTTGCTGGTACTCAAGTAATGGAATTATCAAGTTTTACTGTACAACCAGGGGAAGATGTTACTTTAACATTACGTGCCCATTCAAGTTATATCGACACCTTATATTTTAATGGATTTACTCGTAGCGTAACAGTTGCAGCAACTTGTTTAGAATGTGGCGAAGACCCTTGTACAGATTTAGATGCTCAAGCATTTGTAGATGCTTTAATTGTAAAATTAAATGCAGGTGCTCCTGGAATCAACCCTGATAACATTTCTTTAAGTAAGTTTTACTTATTTAATAGAGTAGGTACAGGTAGTGGTTCTAAATTAGTAATTACTGCTAAACCTTTAACTGTATACGGACAACCTTGTGATGTAGCTGCTTTTCCTTACGAATATGACCGTTTATGGTTTAGAGCTTTCATCTATGCTGGTCCAGCAACAACTGCTGATTTCATCGTAGATGATAACTGTAACACTGTGGCAACAGTTACATACACACAACGTTCTTTTTATCCTCAAGGAGATTCTGAACAAGTTAAGCAATTAGAAAAGAATTTCTATAGTTATCAAGCTGGTTATTTAAAACATCTTTACAGATGGGCAGGTTATAACCAAAACTTCGAGTCTTGGGTAACTGACGGTACTACTTATGATATGTTCTACATCAAATTTAAACCATATGGTGTACAATATACTTGGGGAGATTACATTAAAGAAGATGCTATGGTAATCATAGCTGCTCCTACAGCTTTAGCAAGTGGTATCGCTACTGTTTTAGAAGCTGCATTGGGTACTGCTCCTAGTTATTCTGGTAGTGTTCCTCCAATAAATTCTAGCCCTATCATACCTTAATATTTATAATTGAACTTTCCGAAGGGAGGAGACTTAAAAAGATTCTCCTCCCTTTTTTATTTTAACACTTTAAATTATATTTGTGAAAGATAAAATATCCGAAGATAGAATCAAATTACTTCATCCAAAAATAAGGGAAGAGGTAAAAAAAATAATAGAAGAAGCTGAAACAGTTGTAGATAATAACTTAGCAATTAGAATAGTTCAAGGATTAAGAACAATAGAAGAACAAGACGCTTTATATGCACAAGGTAGAACGACTCCTGGGAGTGTTGTTACAAAAGCAAAAGGTGGAAGTAGTTATCATAATTATGGTTTGGCTTTGGACATTTGTTGGTTATTTCTTCAGCCTGATGGAACATATAAGTACGACGATAAGAAATCTTGGGCTACAGGAGCTAACTTTTTAAAAGTTATTAGAATATTTAAAAGTCATGGATATACATGGGGAGGAGACTTTAAATCCATAACTGACGAACCACATTTTGAAAAAACATTTGGATATAATTGGAGAGATTTAAAATCTAAATACGATGGTAAAGATTTTATTCCAAATACAAAATATGTAAACATATAATGATAACAGAACCTATTTTAGACTTATTATTAATAGATACTCATAATTCTATGAGTGTAGGTATTTCTGATTTTTCTCAATATCCTACTGGTTTTAGTATTATTTCTCCTAGTTTGGAAATAACTGCTCCAGGATTTGTTCCTGTAAATGTTACGTTTGAACCAAATAGTATTAATATTTATACTTCTCAAAACATAGGTATAACTTGTATGGGAGAAGAACATGTTGAACTTCCCGATGGAATTTATAATGTAAAATACACAATAAGTCCTGCTTATCAATATTTTGTAGAAAGAAGCTTTATTAGAGTGGATAAACTTCAAGAAAAGTTTGATACCGCTTTTATGAAACTAGATATTATGCAATGTGACGGACCTCTGAGAAAACAAAGAGAAGAAGAACTTGATACAATCAATTTCTATATTCAAGGAGCTATTGCAGCAGCAAATAAATGTGCAGGAGAACTTGCTATGAAATTGTATAGAAAAGCCGATAAAATGTTAAATTATTTTATAACTAATAAATGTAATTGTTAATGGCTCAAGCTATATGTACAAATTGTGGAGCTAAGTGCTGTACATGTACAGGTTGTAATCCTTCAAATTATAAAGACGGACTTTGTCCTAAATGTCAAACAGATGTTAAACGTTAGAATAAATAAATGCAGCAATTGTCAAAACATATTTCATCTTTTATGTGAGATTGATGAAAAATTAAAATATTATGCCTGTAATCAAAGAAATAATGATGCTTTATTACTTAATTTAGACGTTAAAAAAGATGTTATCAAAAAATTAATAAGATATAAACAAATAATAACCAAGAGGTTATACAATCCTAATTATAGTTGTGAGATTGCATTAGGAAACATTATTACTCAAATAAAAATATATATAAACAAATGAGTTGCGTAGGATGTTATAACGGTTGTGGTACTCCGACACCAGATAAATGTGTTAAATACACAGGAGTAGATATTACTTTTTTAGGAAGTACTACTCCAGATATTTGTACAAATGACCCCTTATATAAGGTAGAACAAGTTTTGATAACTAAAATACAAAGCATTTTAAATGCTACTGGTATCAATCCAAATACAGTACTGGGTTGTGATTTCTTAACTACATTATTAAACGGAGCCGATATTACCGCTTCAAAACTTTTTGAAATATATGCTCAAGCTATTTGTGAACTAAAAGGAGATGTAGAAGCACTTGAAGCAATTGTTAACGCATCTGTTGTATTCAATACAGGATGTTTAACAGGTTTAAGTACTAATCCAACCAGAGACCAGATATTGCAAGCCGTACTTAACAAAGTTTGCACTGATTCTACAAGAATTACAACCATAGAATCAGATTATGTAAAAGCTACTCAATTAAATACATTGATAGCTCAATATTTAAGTAGTCAAAGTGGAAGTGTTCAACAAAATACTAAGATGGTTCCTTATGTAGCATATGAATATTACGGACCACTTAGTAACTTTGACAGTCAAGGAGTAGGTTTAACTTCTGCTGGTTATAGTAAAGTTTATATCTGTAATGGTTCAAATGGTACTCCTGATAAAAGAGGAAGAGTTGCTGTAGGAGCTATACAAGGTGTTCCAGGAGGAGCATTAGATGCTGCTGTTGACCCTAGTTTACCAGCAAATACAGGAATGAACTACGCTTTAAAACAAAAGTTTGGAGCAACAACGATTACTTTAAACGAAACACAAATACCTGCTCACGTACATGGAGTAACAGATAATGGACATAGTCACAATCTAAAATCTAGCCACACGTCTACAGAAGTAATGGTTTATTCTGACCCTAGAATGTCTTTAGGTGATGCAAACGGAACCGTTGCTTCTGCATCTATAACAGATACTAAAACTGGAATTACAATAAATTCTACTGGAGGAAGTCAACCTCATGATAACAGACAACCAAGTATAGCCGCTTACTACATAATGTATTTGCCGTAAAATTTAAAACAATAAATAATGCCTTGTCCAAATTGTAACAACGATATTCCTTCTCAAGTATATGCTTTACAAACTACTTATCCTTCAAACTGTATTCCGAGTGAATGTGGAGGAACTCTTTTAAGTAGTAAATGTGTATACTATGCTGGTCCAAATCTTCCTTGTTCTGGTATAAACAGTAACGATAGTTTAGAATTAGCCTTACAAAAAATAGATACTCAAATATGTGAAGTAATAGGAAACTATGCTTCATACAATACTTTTTGTCTTGCCCCAATTACTACTCAAGAAGAATTTGTAGAAACTATAAGTGAATATGTTTGTACTACTAGAACAGATTTAGATGAATTTACAGAAACAACTTTTCCTAATTACGAAACAGAAGTTGATGAAAGATTTGTAGCAATAGAACAACCTGAAATAACTTGTAGTTTTGCAGGTGTAACTTCTTTTGATGCTGTTCAAACAGTTCTTACTAAATATTGCACTGCTTTTTCTACAATTAATACTGCTATTTCTTTAAGTGGTGTAAATTGGAGTCAATGTTTTACAGTAACTCCAGCACCAACAACTATAAGTCAAGCTTTTTCTACAGTAATAGATTTGATTTGTCAAGTAAATTCTGGAGCAAATAGTTTACCCACTTTTAACAATGTAGGAAGCTGTTTACCGACTCCAGGGGCAAGTGATACTTTAGTTAATACAATAGAGAAAATTAAAACCAGACTTTGTCAAACAGGTACATTTGATGCATCAACTTTAACTTGGGGATGTACTACTGCTCAGGCAGATTTACAATCTACAATACAATTATTGTTGACAGGTTTAACAGATTGGAAACAGAATAAACCAACATACTCCGAAGATTTTGTAGTTACTCAAGTAGATGAAGAAGACCCTTGCCAAGGAGTATTAATTAGTTTAGCAACCCCTATTGAAAACAACGACAGACTTGTAGCTACCTCTGTAACAGATGATACTCCTGGTACATTAACAACAAAAATAGTAGGAAGTTCAAAAGTAACAGTTACAGAAATAGGTTCTAACCCAAGTAAACAAATACAAATAAGTACTTCTGCAATTGATACCGTAACTACTTCAAATACAGGTAGTGTAACTTTTTCAGGAAACGGAACAAGCGGAAGCCCTCTAAGTGCAAACGTAACATTTCCTTCAGCAACTCAAAATCTCCAACAAGTAACAGATGTAGGAAATAGTACTACTAACAATATTCTTGCAAATCCTACATATAGCGGTGTAATTTTAGATGGTAGAAGTGCAATAAATGGACAAGCTGTTTACGTACCAAATGCTAATTATGGAAGTGTTAACATTTATGCAACAGTAGGCACAGCAAATGTAGATTTAACTTCTTCTATCATAAGCGGTTCCAATTCTTTTAATAGAGTTGGTACATTTGGAGCACTTGCTATTTCAAATAACAACGGAATAAAGAGTAGTGCTAGATTTTGCAGCATACGTTCAGCAGTTACTTTTAGCAACGTAGACCTTGCAGATGTTTGTGGAGTAAATATTAAAACTCCTGAAATGTTTGGAACCAATAATGTAACAAATTATTATGGGTGCTACATAGAACCTCTTGCTCAAACAGGATTAATTAATACCTGGGCTATATATCAAGAAGGTGCGGCAGATAAAAACTTCTACGCAGGTAAAACTATTTATGACGGAACAATAACTCCAATAGGAACAACTGGTAACGTAACAATTAATAAACCAAGTGGTAAAGTAAACTTTGCACTTGCTGATACAAGTGTAGTGGTTACTAACAGTTTTGTTACTACAGATAGTATTGTAATACCAGTGATACAAACAGCAGCAGCTGCCAGTCTTTACGTTAAATCGTGTGTAGTTGCAAACGGTAGTTTTACAATTACATTAAACACAAGTCCTGATTCAAATACAGTTGTAGTTGCGTTTGTAGTATATAACTAAAATAAATTTGGTGGTTTAAAATATATGTTTTAAATTTGTGTCGTATTTCTACAGCTACACTGTAAAAACTCTGCAAAATCTTTTAAAAATATTTGGTAAATACAATTAACTTATTTATATTTGCTTAGACTTTTGCAGGTCGTTTTGCTTACAGATGGAAGCCTCGTAGAAATACGAGGTTTTTTTATGTACCCATGTACATATACCAGTTTTTAACCCTCCGCACAATTAAAAATTAGCTCTTAAAGTCACTAAGAATAGTTGGAGTAATAACCTTGGATTCTTAGGTATGGGAAATGAGAAAAATGTTGCTCTGACTTCTCTGTGTCAACAACTACCTGCAAGACAAAACGGTACAACCTCATTTCTTCTGATGTTAGTAAATCTTATTTTGAAACGTGCCGTTTTGATAAAAAGAAGTAAGATTGAGGTAGTCAGGAACTTTAGGTGAGTTGAGTCTTCTTAAACGCAAAGAGAAGAAAGCCAAAGAGAATAACTCTTGCAGGTAAAAACAGAGGTATGCTTTCTAACTAATCTTCTCAAACAATTTCATATTTTTAATGAGATTTATTTGGTAATGTAAAAAACACTCCTTATTTTTACAAAAGTTTTTCATTAAAACAAAAATGTATGCAAAAAGAACTGGTGGATTACTTTGTAAATAATCCAAAACAATTAAGCAGAAGTGCTGGAAAATTTGTAAGAGGAGAAAGAGGAGGACCCTTATTTAAAGGTACAACATTAGACCAAGTAAATCAAGCAAAAAAAGAAGCAAGAGAAATTTTAAATTTGTTATCTGCTTCCCCAGAAATCAAAGAATTACAAGATAAAATGTTTGAAGAAACATTAATGTTTGGAAAATCACTTTATTCAAGTAAAGATATAGAAAAGATTGTACTTTCAGAGCAAACTAAAAAAGTAAATAACGAAAAAGGAACATTAGAATCTCAAGTAGAATTAGACTTTGAGCCAAAAGACGATATAGAACTTGCAGAATTACATAGAGTTGATTTAACAAAATATAAGATTTCAAATTATTATTCCAAGTTAAAATCAAACGGTAAATTTACATCAACTGTTTTAGCAACATTAAAAAAACCACAAGATTATTCTCCAGAAGACTTTGCAAACTTTTTACAAAGTTATAAGCCAGAACCAATTACTATAACAAGAGCATTTAATGTAGACGATATAGAAGGAGATGGAGTAGATATAGAACTTTCAATTGCTGATTTTCATTTAGCTAAAAAAACACTTGAAGGTTTAAATCTCCAAAATTCACAGAGTTTAAGTCTTGCTTGTTTTCTCATCCAATTCCAACCAAAAAAATAACCATCTGTGTCGTAATTAAAGTTATATATGACCTTACCTTTTTCTTTTGTTTTTTTCCAATCAATGGGGAGATTTATAAACGTTTTACCATTTGGAGCTGTTTTTTTAGTCTTTCTTTTTTTCTTATTGACAACAAATGGACCAAACCCCATAGGTAATTTTTCCATCTTTCCTGTTTCTATAACGTAATTTCTAAAACCTTCATTAAAGCTATAAATTATTTCAACCCATTGAGTTTTACTTATTTTTATTTCGGGATGACTTTGTTTAAAACTCTCCCAAGCTTCTTTATTTGTAGTTTTGTAATCAACAGGTGTATTCATTAATTTCTAGTTTGTTTCACATTATTTTTTGCTTGTTGGTCAACTTGGTCATCCTGTGTATCCATAGGTACGTTGAAGTAAGTTCTTAAAAGATATTCTGTGGTCATATCAATTATGGGTTTATGTAAATAACCTGGAGCTTTAAATTCGTTATCCATAGGGTTTTTACATAATTCTGTATTTACTACTTCTTTACATTTACAACTATCACATCCTTGAGGGTAAAGAATTTCTGTAGGAACTTCTTCTGCAAACCAAGCAATGAGTTTAACTGTTTCTACATTGGGGTTGGTTACATACAAATAATTATTTTGTAGCCAAAAATAGGTTTCATTAATTCTCTTGGGTAGGTTTAAAATGTTGATGTATCTAGAAGGAGTTATTTCTTTTAACTTAATTTTCTGATTAATTGAAAAAACTGCTTGAATGGCGTTTAAATAATTACTTTCTTCTATTCTAGGTATTTGAGTACGTGTTCTTGCAATTGTACATTCATCCACGTAATCACAACATTCTGATATTGATACTTCTATAAGCTCTAAACATGGGATTACAGTATAAATACTGTCAGTTGTAGTTAACTTACGTAAGTTCAGTTCTCTACGAATTAATTGTTTACTTACGTTTACAGCAGCACTTAATATAGCCCTGTCATTTAACACAGCATCTCCGCTAAGTATACGGTTAGCGGCTTTTATATCACTTACTATTTCTCTGTTGCTTACCATTTAAAACCAAATTGGTATTGATTGAATATTTTTGTTATCTGCTTCGTATATTTCAATAAGTATACCAGCATCACTATCTCCAAAGTTATGTTCTACCCAAGCAGAGTTTGTTGCAATAGCAGGTACGTTTACATATCTTCCTGATTTACCGTAGTTTACATTATACTTGTGGATGTCTCCTTTTACAGTGCTTATATATCTTCCTTGTTGCTGGTATTGTTTATAATAGTCCATTAACCAAAGGTCTGTTTTGAAATCAAGGTTTAAAGGCATAGGAGCCTTCATGTATTTTTCATCCTTACCGTGTGTTAGTCCTATAATGTGGTTTCCAAATTCTATAATGTCTATAAACTTTTCTTGGTGTTTAATATTTACAAAGGGAAACTTGGCTTCAATCCAAAATTGTAAAGCTTTATTAGCTATATAACTAAATCCTAATCCAGTGTGATTTGAATTACCTAATGTAATTAAATTATAGTTCTTAGCAATTCCTAAAGAAAAGATTTCGTCATAAAATATTTTATTAGCTATTGTGTATATGTCAAATTGTTCTTTATTACTTAAAGAATTTAAGTCGTGGTCGTATCTTGTAGTCTTTCCATTCCATCCATCCATTTCATCTCCGAGTCTAATAATATATAATTCAGAAAACGTTTCTTTTAGTTTTAAGAGTTCTTCAGTTATTTTTTGTAATCTTTTAACATACGTAAGTCCTGAATATTCTTTTCCGTGAAGGGAGTTATTTAATATAAGTCCACAGTGGTCATCAGATATATAAATGAAAAGAGCTTTATTATTTGGAGTGGAGTTCCATAAAGGAGGGAAGTTAGCTTCTTCGGTTTTAAATAATTCTTTTAGTTTTTGAGAGAGTTCTTGTGAATTATAAAAATCTTTTATTTTACAAACTGTAAGTATTGAGTAAGTCCAAGTTCCATTTTTGTGAGATTTTAACCAACTTCTATCTACAAATGTAGAAATGTTGTCTACTCCTACTAATTCTTCTATTTCTTTTGGACTAAGTGGTTTGTCACTTGTTAACGTAATTCTTTGATTTCCTGTATTGTGGTCTGTTTCTGTTTCTAAAATTGACGAACTTGTGGTGTATTCTCCTTTTTTAAAATCTACTTCTTGGATATTTAAAGATACAGCTTGAAGATTTAAAATTTCTCTTGCTT